TAGTTTGTACAACTCAAGGAGCTTGTCATGGCACTATCACAATCTATCAAAGCACCCAAAAAAGCCCCACCCAAAAAACGTGATCCATTGTTTGCTGACGAGAAGCACACAGGTCGCGAGCCAGTGTGGGACACTGAACGTGCTCTTGCAATGACGCAAGAAGAGTTTGATCATCACTTGCGTAAAAGTTTCTTCTACTACAATTATTTTTATAGTGCCAAAGACCTAAAAAAGTATGTTGCGGATTGGATGAAGGACCATTACAGCAAAAACGAAGTCAGTCGTTTTATTCGCAGCAGCGACCGGCTATTGCCTATCACAGTGTGCAGTTTGATCAAAGCACACAAACAGGGCATGCCGTTGCGAGCCAAAGAACTCAGTTATGTAAAAGATCGCCTATATGAGATCATCAACAGCGATATACCCGACGAACCCGCAGCAGAACAAAAAACAGTAGCACCTGCAGCAGTCAAAACTATTCAGGACAGACTTAACGAAAAAACCAGTGAGCATCTGGCACACTTTGAAGGCTTGTACGACGAAGTGGTTGCAGGTGGAACTGTAGATCCCAAGGCCTACGATTACCTTGTGTCTAACACGGTACCGCAAAGTCAAATCAAAAAGTTCGAAGACCTGTTCATGGCTCGTAAAATCGAACTGGGGGAAGCACTTGGCCGAGCCGATGAGCAAATAGTTGAAGCTTACCGTCATTACAAAGCAGCAGATTACAAGCGTCATCACGCATTTATACAAAGCATGTTGGATGCACTGGATCAGTATCGCAATGTGAAAAAGGCTACCAAAAAAGCCAGAGTCAAACGTGCGCCCAACAAAGAAAAAGTTGTTAGCAAGCTCAAGTACATGCGAGAAGAAAAGACACTCAAATTGGTGTCAATCAATCCTGTGGATATCATTGGCGCACAAGAGCTGTGGTGCTACAATACCAAAACACGCAAACTGTACAAGTATGTGGCTGACAGTATGACCGGTCCGTTGAGTGTCAAAGGCACTACACTAACAGGATACAATGAGACTGCAAGCGTCGGCAAAACACTTAGAAAGCCCGAAGAAAAGCTCAAAGAGTTTGCAAAAGCGGGCAAAATCCAATTGCGTAAATTCCTAGAAGATATTAAAGCTACAGAAACACAGGGCAATGGGCGTTTGAATTCGGATACTGTTCTCCTTCGAGTACAATAAATACTTTGTACTTTAGGAACATGGATGTCTAACCCTTTTACTGGTAATGTAGTAGCGGACACTACATATTTTTACGCTAACGGCGTCTTAAAATCCGATAGTCTTTACAATCCAGCCACAGGAACAGGATCGGGCCACATTGAGTTTGATCCAAACGCACAGTGGTTGGACAGTCTCAACAAACGTCGTTCGGATATCACAGACTATATCCGCATGCGCCTGGGTGATGGCATAGTAGATGTTGAGTTGGACAAAGAACACTATGACATGGCTATCAATCAGGCCTTGGTCAAGTATAGACAGCGGGCAACCAACAGTGTAGAAGAAAGTTACGCATTTCTTAAACTGTTTCCGGAAACACAAGAAATTATATTGCCTGACGTGGTCATGGATGTTAGAGCTGCCTACAGACGCGGTATTGGTTCAGTGTCAGGCACAACTGCCAGCCAATTTGAACCATTTGCAAGCGGATACTTAAACACATACATGCTGGTAGCAGGCAGAGTGGGTGGCTTGCTAAACTACGAATTGTTTGTGGACTATCAGAAACTGGCCATGCGCATGTTCGGTGGTTACCTGAACTTTACGTTTAACAAAGTGACCAAGAAGCTGACCTTGATACGTAAAATTCCGTTTGTTGGCGCAAATGCAGATCCCAATGGATTTGAAGATGTGCTATTACATCTGTACAATTACAAACCAGATGCAATGATACTGAATGATGTACAGTCATTTCCGTGGGTACAAGAGTACGCCTACAGTTTTGCCAAATTGATTGTGGGTGAAGCCAGAGAAAAATATGCCAGTTTGCCAGGGCCACAAGGCGGCACACAGTTGAATGGTGCTACACTCAAAGGTGAAGCCAAGGCAGAAATGGAAAAGCTAGAGCAGGAATTAAAAGATTTTGTTGATGGGTCAATGCCGTTAGGCTTTGTAATAGGATAATGAAGATAAAAGATATCATACAAGAAAGCGTGGGCGAACTCAGTGACCACCAACGACGAGCCACTAGAGGCTTGAACAGATTCGCCGATGGTAAAAAATGGAACAGTGATTACACACTATATAGACTGGGGCTGGCACTGGCAGCTACCGACGGCAAAACCATGCCCGATGTTGACGAAGAATCCTGGCTGGGCAAATGGAAACTGACAGCGCCTTACAGTAAAGAAGAGCAAGAAATGCTCAAATTGGCTTACAAAGCAGTTCATGCCAATCACGAAGATATGAATCACGGCGACCTACGCAGTCAAGAAGGACCTACTGTTCACAAAGACAGTCCTGTGGCCAAGCCTAAAAAGAATCGGTACGGCGTTTGACTTTGTGCAACAACAGTATTAAAATGCTCCTTAGGGGGCATTTTTTATGATCATAGGAATTACAGGCTTCATTGGTTCGGGCAAAGACACAGTGGCCAATTACTTGGTGGCCAAACATAGTTTTGTTAGAGACAGCTTTGCTGGCACACTCAAAGATGCTGTGGCACAAGTGTTTGGGTGGGATAGAGAACTGCTAGAAGGACTCACACCCGAAGCCAGAGAATGGCGCGAACAGGTAGATCCATGGTGGGCCAAGCGGCTCGACATGCCTCGTCTCACTCCTAGATACATGCTGCAACTGTGGGGCACTGAAGTTTGCCGCGGCGCATTCCATAATGATATTTGGATAGCTAGCCTGGAAAACAGACTGCGTAAAACCACTGAAGATATTGTAATAAGCGATGTACGTTTTCCCAACGAAATAGCTGCTATTAGAAAACACGGCGGTACATGTGTTTGGATCAAACGCGGCCCGCTGCCCGAGTGGTATAAATGTGCGTTACGAGAAAATACCACACACGAAGATAGACAATGGCTGCTAGAGGATGCTGGGCAATTGATGCCACAACGATATCCCGACGTGCATCACAGTGAATGGGCTTGGATAGGGCAGACTTTTAATTGTGAAATAGAAAACAATGGAACAATTGACGAGCTATACAACAAGGTCAATAATCTGCTACTAGCGGACTCTCACGCCAGGTAGTTTTAGTAGAATTAAGTTCAATTCTGCAATTGGCACACACACTACGCAGGTTGACCCAATTGTTGTTTTTTAAATTACCGTCTAGGTAAAAAACAAAAATTTGATTGGCTGTTTTTGCTTTAAAATTGCATCGCTCACAGACGAGTTTTTTCTTGTATCCTGATTTAGTCCAGCCAGGCATTTCTTTTACTCGTCTACCTTTACGGGCGCAACTGGCGCAGGTCTTTCTGTAGTAGGTTTTCGCGCCTAGTTTGTAGTTTACGGCAGCAGGATTGCCTTGACACTGTATACATAAAGGTCTTTGCATAGCAATATTTATAGTAAAACCTTTTAAAGGCACCTTGTATTAGCCCAAAATAATAAGCTTTTAATAAATACTTGCAAATGTTTTGTTAAAGGATAAAAACATGGCACTAGTATCTCCAGGTTTAGAAATTACCGTCACAGACGAAAGTCAATATGTTCCTGGCGCAGTAGGAACAGTTCCCCTAATTATCATGGCAACTGCTCAGGATAAAACCAATCCATCCGGCACGTCAGCCACAGACACCACCGCTGCTCGAGCAGGCAAATTGCTGACTTACAGCAGCCAGCGTGAATTAATTGCAGCTATGGGCTACCCCAGCTTCAAGCAAAGTGCAGCAGGAACACCGTTGCATGGCGACGAGCGCAACGAATACGGATTGATGACTGCGTATAGTGTGCTAGGCAATGTTAACAGAATTTATGCTATCAGAGCAGACATTGATTTAGATGAACTGGTGGGTACCAGTGTTCGTCCAGCTGGAAATGTGGCCAACGGCACACACTGGATGGATCTAACAGAAAGTGTATGGGGGATTAACGAGTGGGATGCTGTTGACAGTGAATTCACTTTAAAAACTCCAATATTGGTAACCAGTATTGCCAATCAAACTTTGAGCAGTGGAGTGTATGTACCCAATGACGAAATTGGGCAAGTAGGCAGTTATGCTGTTAGTTTTGGCACAGGAAGTAACGCAATCTTGTTTTACAAGGCCAGAGACAATCTATGGAAGCGTGTGGGCACAGATGCCTGGGCTACCAGTTGGCCTACTGTAAAAGGCACAGTAAATTTTGCTACCAGCTCAACCACTGCTATTCCTGCAAGCACGCCTGCTGCTGCTTTGACCATTAACGGCACTACTGTAACAGTTGGTAATACCGGTTCAGCAAGAACTATTGCACAAGTAGTATCTGCAATTAACAGCGCAGCAATTACAGGCGTAACTGCTGTTTATGATGTTACTACTTCTAACAGAATAGAAATCCGTGTGGCCAGTACTGCTGCCAGCAACGGAACAACTGTTGATGGTAAAGTCACTATTTCAAATGCACAAGGTACACCAATGGCCAGCCTGGGATTGGGCACATCAGGTAGCACTTATGCAAGTCCACTGCTTACTAAAGGCACATTTGCAGAAATCCCAGCCTGGAGATCAAGTGACACAGTGCCAAGACCAAGTGGCAGTGTATTCTTGAAGCTTGGTGCAATAGGCAACGGAGCCGATATTGTAATCAAACGATTTAACAGCAGCACAGAAACATTCAGCACTCTGGCCACAGAGTTTTATGACAGCCCTGAATCGGCACTGTATGGTATTGACCCAGCCGGAGGCGGCAATGGCATTGCAGTGGGAACAGTTTGGAACAACTATGATTCTTTGTTAGATACTTCAGCGGCCTTTAAACCGTTCCGTAGACGTGTGGCAGGACAAACGGTTGTGAGTGGATCAGCTGTTGCAGCCAATCCTTTTACAATATCAGAATCATTTAGTATAGGAGTCACTTCAATTGGATCTCCAACGGTGACCAGTTATACTGTAACGTTAACAGGCACTTCGCCAGCAAGTTTTGTAGCAGATATATTGGCTCTTAATATCCCAGAGTTAAATGTAACCGTAGAAAACAGTATAATCACGTTTACTCACATTTATGGCGGTGATATTTACTTGGATGACATATCCGGGACTCCTGTTGCCGATGCAGGCTTTACCAGCAATACCGCTGGTACAATTTTGTACGGAACCACTCTTGCATTGACCAACTGGCAGGCATTAACTTACACTTACAGTACCACAGAGCCCTACCAAGCACCTGCTGATGGTACGTTATGGTATTACAGCGATCCGGCCACAGTTGATATCATGATCAACGACATTGGTGGTTGGAAAGGTTACAAGAACATTTTTTATGATGGTACAGTAACAGACGCTAGAGGTTACAACTTGGCCGACACTGATCCAAACGGTGTTATCATCAGCGCAAGTGAACCCCAGTTTCAAAGCGACGGTGTAACTGCATTGGAAGCCGGTGATCTGTGGTTGGACAGCGGCGACTTAGAAAATTATCCTGTGCTGTATCGCTATGATGGTACAGATTGGATTTTGATTGACAACACTGACCAAGTGGGACAAAACGGTATTGTGTTTGCTGATGCACGTTGGGATACTACCGGCACCACAGACATTATTACAGGCAGTTTGCCATCAATCACAGATTTGTTGGTCAGCAACTACATTGACCAAGACGCACCAGACTTCAGACTGTATCCGCGTGGTATTTTGTTGTTTAACACACGTCGCAGCGGTTACAATGTCAAACAGTATGTGAGCAACAAGTTTAATGCCAATGCTTATCCAGAGTTGCCAGCAGTGCCTGGTGCAGGCAGCAGTTTGCCCACAGTCAAAGACACCTGGCAAACAGCCAGTGGTCTCAAAGACAACGGCAGTCCCTACATGGGCCGTCAAGCACAGCGTCGTATGGTAGTGGCTGCAATGCAGTCTGCATTGATTGCCAACACCGAAGTACGTGAAGATCAATTTGCGTTTAACTTGATTGCTACTCCTGGTTACCCAGAAGTGATTGACGAAATGGTAGCACTCAACAACGATAGAGCACAGACAGCATTTATCGTTGGTGACACACCAATGCGTTTGGCACCCAATGCAATTGACATTGCCAATTGGAGCAATAACACCAATGGCGACGGATTAGCTACAGCAAGTCCGTACTTGGGTGTTTACTATCCATCAGGCCAGACTTCGGACTTACAAGGCAACACCATTGTGGTGCCTGCAAGTCACATGGCATTGCGTACAATTATCTTTAATGATAATGTGGCTTATCAGTGGTTTGCACCAGCAGGTACACGTCGTGGCCTAGTTGACAACGCCAGCAGCATTGGTTATATTGATGCCAACACCGGTGAGTTTGTGTTTGATGGTATTCGTGTGGGAGTGAGAGACACCTTATACGAAAACAAAATCAATCCTATCACCAACTTGCCAGGTATTGGCTTGCTGGTATTTGGTCAAAAAACACGCAACCCAACCGCAAGCAGCTTGGATCGTATCAATGTTGCACGTTTGGTCAACTACTTGAGAACTATCTTGGCTCGAGTAGGAGATGGATTCTTGTTTGAACCAAATGACAAAATCACTAGAGATCAGATTGCCAACATCATCAGCGGTGCGATCAACGACTTGGTGGCCAAGCGCGGTGTATACGACTACTTGGTTGTGTGTGACGAAACCAACAACACACCAACACGTATTGCCAGAAACGAATTGTATGTAGACATTGCCATTGAGCCAATGAAGGCAGTGGAATTTATTTACATTCCAATTCGTTTGAAGAACCCAGGTGACATTGCAGCAGGAGTATAATATGGGTATATATTGGGGTCTGGGTGACCCCAATAGATTCCAACCAAATCTTGGTAAATACCTATAACAGGAGATAAAAATGGCGATTGCCTCATTGAACAGATTTACAGTACCATTAGCAACTAACCAGAGTGCAAGCACACAAGGTTTGTTAATGCCCAAACTAAAATATCGCTTCCGTGCGATATTTGAGAACTTTGGTGTCAGTACTGATAGAGTAGAACTTACAAAACAAGTTGAAAGTATCAGTCGTCCCAATTTAAACATGAACCCGTTTGCCATTGATGTTTATAACTCAAAAGTTAACTTGATTGGTAAGCCCACCTGGGAAGCTGTCAGTGTTACACTACGCGACGATGCCGGCGGCAATGTAAGCAAATTGGTAGGTGAACAAATTCAGAAACAATTTGACTTTGCAGAACAGAGTAGCGCAGCATCAGGAATTGATTACAAGTTTGTTCTCAAGTTTGAAATGCTAGACGGTGGTAACGGTGCTAACACTCCTAATATTTTAGAAACATGGGAATTGTATGGTGCTTTATTGTCACAAGTTAAC